ATTATAATAGTTTAATTATATGATATTATTACCTGAACTGGATACAAATATTATCAAAAAAAGAAAAAATATAATAAATTGGAATGTTTATGTTTTTGAAAACTTCGACAAAATGCCGACAAAAATGGGGACTAAATAGGGGGAATTTTGATAATGAAATCAACGGTATTCTTAATGTACAAGCCCTTTGACAACCGCATATCGAAGAGGATTAGTACACCTATAAGTGAAACGTTCTTATGCGAGAATGTCACGGTAACGTATACCGCATAGTAGGGCGGGCAAGGCGGTAAGAACCCGCGTTAAGACGAAAAGACCAATTAAAACAAATGAAGACATATTCCAGTGTGGCGGGTGTGAGATAACTCGCATTCGTCATGCTGTTTCTAATTTGTATCTATCATTCAACACAGAATCCACCTTCTGCGTTGAAAATAGATATAAATCTATATTCCTGTCATGTTGATTTCTACGAATGGAGGTGTTGCTCATGATTGAGTGAACTCGTTCTAGAAATTCTACATGTTTTGGATTAATACATTTTAAAAGATCTGCTGTATACGTAGCCTGATGATAGTTCATATAGTAATTACTCACGATTCTTACTACATGGGCGTGTAGTCAGGGTGTAAAGAGACTAGTCACCTCTTTACTACAGCCAATATACATCCTGTCGTGTTTAATCCCCTTTTCACGATACATCCCCTATATTGGTTGTAGTAAGGCGGTGGAAAAAGGTAGTACCGTCTTGATATATAGATTAAATTCCTTTATAAGATTACATTAATATTTCATCTGCCACGGGACGAAATGCACAAACGGTTTGCAAAGGCCCTGCGACAGCCGATGCACGACTGACTCTACGGAGTATAAACGAGAAGATTCCTAGTCTTCTCCTAGCCACCGAACGTAAAGCGCGTAGCTAATTAGAGCTAAAAAATTACATGATGCGGTGGCTTGGAGAAGGTGGAGAGTAGTCAGCCTTGATTTAAGAGAAACTTATGCCATTTGTTTTCTCGCTTTTCTCCCATCCCCTTGAAAGCTGTCACTTTTGTGATGGCTTTTTGTTTTGTAGAGGATTCTATCTAATTATGTCGAATATGTTTATTTGCATAAAATAGAGCAAGGGGAGATGAGGAAATGGCACAAGATATTATTGATGAACTATTAAAATGGCAAAAACAATTGGAAGATGAATTAAAAGGTGTCGAAAAATTAGAAAAAGACAAGGAACTTCAAGCCTACACTTTATCAAGAAAAATTGAAATTTTAGAAGTGGTAAGCGAGGCGTTTGAGGGAGAAAGAAAAGAATCATTCAAAAACTCTAGAATCGCCCCGTTTAAAAGAAGTTTGGAAACTTTAGAAAAAGACATTGAGAATAAAAAACAAAGATTTAAAGAACAGAAAGAAGAACTTCAAAAAACTTTAAATATTTTACAAGCACAAATTAAAGCTGAACAACCAAGCGTCTGAATACAGACGCTTTTTTCTTTGTTATATAGAAATTACACATTAAACAATAATGCGGTGGCGGAATAGGTAGACGCTATAAGGTTATCGGTGTGTAGGGTGAAACCTAACTGAAATTCCTGCAACTTACCGAATCATGACGGTAAAATCGACCAGTAAAGTAGTTGCATTGTAAGGTGCAAATCCTTACCCGCATATAAAATTGAACAAAATGGACATTTGGTTAGGAGAGGAATGATTACATGAAAGAAGCAGTAGATAAGTTAACTGGATACTTAAATAAATTAGTAGAAGAAAAGAAAGTTGTTATTGAAAAAGATGATGTAAATTCTGTTATAGAAAGTGTAGAAGCATTTTTATCCGCTAATGGATACGATTATAGTTACAGTGAAAACATGGCTGATCAGGTGTTAATTATCGTTTTCTAAAATAATAGCAATATCGTAGGCGCTGCCGTTATCTGGGTGGCGTCTTGTTTGTTGTTAAGGAAAGATAAGGAGGAGAAGGAATGAGTCTTACACTTCATAATGGAGATTTGAACAAGTTAGCAAGGGATATTTCACATGACAGTATCATTTTAAAAGTGGGCGAAAAAGAAATGATATCTTTGAAAAGCAATGGAGATATTTTTGTTAAAGGTAAGCTTGTAGAGAATGATAAAGAAGTCGTAGACGGTTTAAGAGAGTTTTTAAGGTTATCTAGGTAAAGATAAGCGCAAACGTGTTGCATCTAACAAAACAAACGAACACAAATAACTAAAATAACGTCCTGATTAGGTCTACCCTATACGGACATAAAAGAGTAAACGAATTTATCATACTTCAAGATGTCCTGTTTACATGTACGGAAAATAAGTGGTAATATGTACTTAGAATTAATTTCCGAACATGTTAACGGACAAAGGGGAAGATATTATGATAATCGGTTATGCTCGTGTTTCTACACAAGAACAAAATTTAGCTAGGCAATTGAAGCAGCTAAATGATTATGGATGTGATCATGTGTATGAAGAGAAAACAAGCGGAGTAACAACAAACAGAGAAGAACTACAATTAATGCTAGATGATTTAAAAGAAGGTGACACAATTGTAGTTACCGATTTAACTCGTATTAGTCGTAGTACAAAGGATTTATTTGAACTTATTGAGGTTATTAAGAGTAAAGGAGCTTCAATTAAATCAATAAAAGATACTTGGCTTGATACGACTAGTGATAACCCATACAGTACTTTCCTACTCACTGTAATGGCCGGTGTAAATCAGCTGGAAAGGGATTTGCTTAAGATGCGTCAAAGAGAAGGAATAGACCTTGCTAAACAACGTGGTGTATATAAGGGAAGACCTAAAAAATATGGTGACAAAAACCCTAAAATGGAGCATGCTTTAGAACTGCTTGCAAACCGAAAGGAAAACAAGTTTACAGTTAAAAAGATATGCGAAGTTACTGGTGTAAGTCGTACAGTTCTTTACGAGAGAGCAAAAGAAAAGGAAATTATGTAGATTTTAAAGTAGCGAATCCGCTGCTTTTTTATTTTATAAAGAAGTAACTCTAATGATTGCTTATTTATGGTAATATGAATGAAAAAAGATGGTGGATGAATGGTATTAGGATTAGGTTTCATTGTATTAGGAGTTTTAATTATCGGTATAACTACGTCCTATATAATAAGGAAACATGGAGGTATAAGTTGGATAGAAGTCCTTGTATTTCCTATAGGTTTAATTCTATGTATGATACTCGGACACTTTGAGTTACCAGAGTTTTTAATATTAATAGGATTAGTATGTATTGTATTAGGTAGCCTTATGACAATGGGGATCAGTATAATATAGAAAATTTAAGTGAGAGAGCATCTAAATTAGGATGCTTTTTTTTTACAAAAAAAGAACCTGCAAATCTGCAGATTCTCCTGATAATGATTTATGGAGCAAGACCCGAAAATATAATACAATAATTCGAAAATGAGTTCAAGTAAATAAAAAGAACCCGCTGGAGTTCGGGTCCTTTCAGAAGTGATGATGTATTCTCGGCTTAGGAACTGAGAAAAACACAAAAATATAATACATCGAGTTTTAGAGAATTTCAAGACTAAATTAGGGATTACCGCGAGGTGGTGAATATGGCTAGGCAACGAAGCCCAGATCGTGATAAAGCATTTGAAATATATAAAGCAAGTAAAGGCGAGAAACCACTTATTGATATTGCTGCTGAGTTAAACCTCAAACCTTCGCAAATCAGAAAGTGGAAATCGCAAGATAAATGGGATGAACAAATGAATGGTAACGTTACTATTGCGAAAAGGAGCGTTACTAATGTTAAAAATCCCAAAACGAAAGAAAAACTAAAAGAGATTTTAGAAGATGAAGAGCTGACCGAAAAGGAACGGCTCTTTTGTTTGTATTACGTGAAATATTTCAATGGTACACAAGCTGCACTGAAGGCTGGTTACTCCAAAGATGGCGCTCATGTGCAAGCAAGTAGATTGCTAAGACGCGAACGAGTTTCTTCCTATATAAGAGAGCTTAAAGGTGAGTTAGTTGAAAATGTATTTGTAGAAGCAATGGATGTGCTGAAAGAGTACATTAAAATTGCTTTTGCTGATATTACTAACTATGTGACATTTGGTCAAAGAGAAGTTGAATTAGAACCATTTGAAAAAACATCAGTAGATGAAGAAGGAAATGAAGTGACGGAGTTTATTACTGAAACACGTATGATGAACTATATTGATTTAGCTGAGTCCGATATGGTAGATGGTTCGATTATTACTGAAGTAAAACAAGGGCGTGATGGTATTTCCATTAAGCTAGCTGACAAGATGAAAGCCTTGGATAAATTGGCGCAGTACTTCGATTTAGTCCCTGACAACTTTAAACGCCAAATTGAAGAGGAACGCCACAAAATGCAGATGGAAGTACAGAAAGCTCAAGTTGATAAAATTAAAGCTGATACTGCTCGTATTAAAGGTGAAGATGGTGAAGAATATGAGGATGATGGTTTCAAAGAAGCGCTAGAAGGTAAGGTAGAGGAAGTGTGGGATGACCATGACGACGATTCCGAAGCGTAAAAAGAAACCTGCTCCATTCAAATTTAAGCCATTCTCCAAGAAGCAGCTGAAAGTATTAACCTGGTGGAAGCCTAACAGTCCCGTTAAAGATTATGACGGGATTATTTGCGATGGTTCTATCCGTGCGGGTAAAACTGTATCAATGGCGCTTTCCTACGTTATGTGGGCGATGGAATCATTCGAAGGCGAGAACTTTGGTATGTGTGGTAAAACGATTGGTTCACACCGTCGTAACGTTATAACGCCACTTAAAAAGATGCTGAAATCTCGTGGTTATAAGGTTAAGGATCATAGAAGTGAAAATATGCTTACCATTACTAAAGATGGTGTGACGAACTTCTTTTATATCTTTGGTGGTAAAGATGAAGCGTCACAGGATCTTATCCAAGGTATTACTTTAGCGGGATGTTTCTTTGATGAAGTAGTGCTTATGGTTCGTTCATTTGTTAACCAAGCAACTGGACGTTGTTCTGTAGAAGGTTCAAAAGTCTGGTTTAACTGTAACCCTGGTGGGCCGTATCATTGGTTTAAAACAGAATGGCTAGATAAGGCGAAAGAAAAGAACTTACTACACATTCGCTTTACGATGGATGATAACTTATCGTTGTCTGAAAAAGTAAAACAGCGTTATTACAAGATGTATAGCGGCGTTTTCTTCAAACGATATATTTTAGGGCTGTGGGCAGCTGCTTCAGGTCTTATATTCGATATGTTTGATGAGGATAAACATAAAGTACCTACGATTGAAAGGGAATACGTTGAGTACTTCGTTTCATGTGACTATGGTACGCAGAACGCTATGGTATATGGTTTGTGGGGGAAATGCATCGAAAAAGGTAAAGAAGTATGGTACAAGGTAAAAGAGTACCGTTATAGCGGTAGAGAAACAGAAAAGCAGAAAACAGACCAGGAATACTACGAAGACTTTGAAAAGTTTGTAGGGGATTTGCCAATCCGTGGTACTGTAGTTGACCCTTCCGCTGCTTCATTTATAGCTTTATTAGTTAGAAATAAACGAAAAGTATACAAGGCCCGAAATAATGTTAAAGAGGGTATTGGGAATGTCGGTGTTGCGCTTAACACGGGCATTATTTATTTTAATGACTGCTGCAATGAAACATTTAAAGAATTCGCGTCTTATATATGGGATGAGAAATCTGTAGAACGTGGTGAAGATAAGCCTCTAAAAGAGAATGATCACCATATGGACGAAACGAGATACTTTGTTAATACAGTTATTTACGGATTACGTAAAAAGAAGAAAAAGAAAAGAGGTGAAGCAGCTTAATGACGAATAAAAGGAAGGTTAGTGCCAAAGTAATTAAGGCGGCAGGAACAAACACTCAGGTGCTATCACGTCAGCAAGAGAGTGAAGAAGAGAAGTATGCAGTAAATGACATTATTGAACCACCTTATAGAATAGAAGACCTACAGCAGATTAGAGAGAACAGCACCATTCTTGGTCAATGCATTGATGCTTACAAACGTAATATAGCTGGATTTGGTCATGAAATGAAATATAAACAAGAGGATGACAAGGAAACTCCTGAAATGAAAGCGGAGTGGACACTAGTTGATACAGAGATTATTCCGCAATTCAGCTTTGAAAAGCCATTTAAGGAGATTCTCGAAACGGGTATTGACGATAAAGAGACGACTGGCAATGGATATATTGAGGTTATTCGGAATTTAGAAGGAAAACCTACTGAATTAATAAATATGTTACCACAGTACATGAGAGTGACGCGTAAGGATAATAAACCTCAAGAGGTAACGTACTTAATAAATGGAAAAGAAATTAAGCGTAAGAAGGTATTCCGTCGCTATGTACAACAAGTCGGAGCGGTAGACACTTACTTTAAAGAATTTGGCGATCCGCGTTTCTTAAATAAAGAGACTGGTGAGTTTTCCGAAGTTTCGTTAGGTGAGAAAAATGCTACTGAAGTTCTCCATTTGAAGATTGGCAATGGACCATATGGCATTCCACGCTGGGTGTCGCATGTTGTTCACATGGTTGGTGCTAGGAAAGCGGAAGAGTTAAACCTTCGTTATTTCAAACAGGGCAGACATATTCCAATGGCTATTTTATTAAAGAATGGCATTTTATCAGAAGAAAGTGAAGCAGCAATTACTGATTATGTTTCAAATGTTGAAGGAGAAGACAACCAACATAAATACCTGTTACTGCAAGTTGAAAGTGCTGAGGAAGGTATTGTAGGTGATACTCCGACACCAGTGGATATTGAACTCAAATCGTTAGCTGATATTCTGCAAAACGATGCTTTATTCCTTGAATACGACGAGAAGTCGCGTCAAAAGGTACAATCAGCATTCCGTTTACCTGACGTGTACGTTGGTTATATTCGGGACTTTAACAGAGCAACTGCTGAATCAGTACGAGAGATAACAGAGGAGCAGGTATTTGAACCTGAGCGAAACAATTTGGAGTTCATTATCAATAACGTTCTGCTACTCCCGTATGGATTAAAGCACGTATATGTGAACCTACGAAAATCAGAAATTAGTAACACGGAAGATATGGTGAAAACCATTGAGGTGCTTGCTGATAAGGGTGGATTAACATTCCAGGATGTACGTAATATAGCTGGTAACATGCTGAATAAAGAGTTCTCGGATTATGATATCCCAGAAATGAATGAGCCAGTTGCTTTAGTACTCGAAAGACATCGTAAGGTAGGCGGTTGGCAAAAAGGACTAGGAGAAACGTTGCAAAAGTCAGCTGACAGCAATTCAAATGAGGATTTAGTCAATGTGATGAAAGACTTACGTGACTTATTGGAGTCGATGCAAGATGCAGAAGATTGATAAACTGCTAATTTCATTGAATGAGTGGATAGAAAAAGCTGATGCAGACGATTTTACTGCTTCATTACCTGATGATCTAGAAGTACTGGACATGTTACCAGGTTATGTTGAGGATTTTGAAAAGGAAATCGCTAAACTGCTTCGGAAGCAGAAGAAGTACTTTGTTGATGGTATTAAGAACTATATGAAAAAGGACGCTGTAGAGAAGAGTATCAAGATAAAGGATATTATCGACTTTGTTACTGGTAGCCTATTCGGGGCAGATACATTTGCGAAAAGTTTAAGTAAAGCAGCTAGGAAGTTTCTTAATTACACGATGGAAGACATGACGAAAGCTTTCATGGATGCAATTGACCCAGATATCCAGTTTAATATCTTCTCAAAACGCACAACAGAGTGGATTGATAGTTGGTCTGATGAATTAGGTAAGATCATGAAGATTAACTCTCATAAAGCAGTAGAGCGTATTTTAAATGAAGGATTAGAGAAGGGAAAAGGCATAAAAGAAATAGCGAGGGAACTTGCGAAGCTTCCGGAATTCGACCGTAAGAGAGCTAAGACAACAGCACAGACGGAAGTCCTCGCAGCATGCTCTGCTTCTCAGTTTGAATCATACCGCCAATCTCCTGCTGTTACAGGTAAGAAGTGGCGTCATAGCGGTGCAAAGAATAACCAGCCACGCGATAATCATGTTGCGTATGACGGTACAATAGTTCCAGTAGAGGAAGAGTTTGAACTCCCCGGATCTGGAGAGAAATGTATGTTTCCTCGTGACAGCTCTTTATCTGCTAAAGAGAGAGTTAATTGTAAGTGTGTTATGTCTCCTGCGGTAGATAACAACATATTGGGGCTATCTGAAGAAGAGAAGCAAAAGATTAGGGAAGAAACTTTGAAGGAGTTGAACAAGAAATGAAGACTTCTAAAATTAAGGTGATTTGCATTTGAAAGGAGGTGAATAAATGAAAAAACGTAAGCTGAAGAACTTGCAGGTTTCACACGTCTCTTTTGTAGAGAATGGAGCAAACCAACGCAAGTTCTTTTTAACGAAATCAGAAGAACAACCAAACTTTGAAAAGCCTGTGAAGGTTATTAAGTCCAATGATGAAGAGAAACGTCTAGTATATGGAATCGTATATGAACCGGATGTAATTGATGCCCATGGCGATTTTACAGACTCTGAGACTATCGAAAAGGCAGCACATGAGTTTATGCTCAAGTACCGCCAAATCGATAAGAATCACGACTTTGTAGCAGGAGTTGGAGAAGTTGTTGAATCATATATTGCACCTGCTGATATGGAGCTTAATGGCGAACCTGTAAAGAAAGGTACATGGATCCTTACTACAAAAGCAGATGAGGAAACATGGGAAGCTGTTAAGAAGGGTGAATTCCAAGGTTATTCCCTTGCAGGAGTCGCTGAAACAGAAGTGATTGAAGAAGAAGTAACGAAAACTGAAGAGAAACAATTTAAGTCCTTCTTCCAATTGATGAAGGGCTTTTTTAGTGGAGAAAAAATTGAAAAAGGCGAGGTTAGAGATAAATTTAACCAGAATAAACATCGCCGTGACGTTAACGCATCTTTCTCTGCATTAGAAGATACTTTCTATCAATCGTTATGGAATGCTCCTACTGCTGATGCTATCGACTTAGATCGTATTGAAGCAGCTGCTCAAGAATTTATTGAGATTATCAATGAATTAAAAGGTACTGAAGCAGTTGTAAAGGCGTGGGAGAACAAACCTGTTATCTCTCTTGCTGAAGAAGTAGAAAAAGCAGGTAAGAAAATTAGTAATACAAACATGGCTGATATTGATGCAGCTATTGAGTCATTAACAAATCTAAAAACACGCGTCACACCGTCACAGGAAGACGCAGGAAGTGAGGAAGGTAATATGAATCAAGAACAATTAACAAAAGCGCTAGAAGATGTTGTAGCACCGCTTAAAAAGGAGCTAGAAACAGTTAAGAAGCATTTAAATATCGAACCAGAAAAGACACCTGAGGAACTTGCGGTTGAGAAAGCTGTTGAAGCTGCTACTGCTCCAATCATAAAGGAGTTAGAAGAAATTAAAAAGTCTCAAGGTATCAGCAACCAACAAGATACAGATGGTCATACAAACGTACAAAAATCTACTGGCGGTTACGCTAGACACTTTGGTAACTAAGGAGGAAACATATATATGAATAACGAACAAATTATTGCAGGTGGTTCTACAGAAATCGTTTTAAAAGATGTAAACGTACCATTACCACAGGCGGAAGCAGAAGCGTTTTTACGCGATACGATTAATAAAGCTACAGTATTACCTAAAATAAAACCGTACTACAAGAAAGCTCCTGCTGGTAATATCGATACATTAAGTGTTGGTAAACGTAAATTGCGTGAAGCGTCTAAAACTGATACGCCAACTGGTGTAGGTTCTATCGCTCCTGGTCAAATTCCTTACGCTGTTAAGAAAGTTAAATGGGATGAATGGATTCAAAATGATGATGTATGGTATGCATTAGCATCTCGCGGTCAAAACGTTGAAGATGTAATTATCAGTATGATTCAAGATCAATTTGCTGTTGATTTACAAGACTTAATTTTTAACGGTGATACGACTTCCGCTGATCCATTCGTTAAAATTATCGATGGATTTGTTAAAAAGGCTAAAGTATCTACAAATAAAACGGATTTAGCTGCAAACGACGTAACTATTCAAGCGTTTGTTGACCATGTAGCGGTACTTCCTGATAAATTTAAAACACGTAATGACATCGCTTGGTTCATTACACAAAACACACACGACAAGCTAATGTCTCTATTAACTACTCGTCAAACTAACTTAGGTGACGCAGTATTAATTGATGGTAAAGTTTCTAAATTAGCAGGTTACGATGTTGAAATCGTACAAGAAATGCAGTCAGGATTTGCAATGTTAACTCCACGTGAGAACTTAAAACCTGTATTTACTCGTGACTTACGTTATAACCGTACTGCTCAAGGTGCTACTGCTGCTGCTAAAGATGCAACTTACCACATCTTATTTGCTTACTTAGACTGCGTAATCCGTGAAGTTGATGCAGTTGCATGGATGACAGGTTCTAAGCTATAAGAATAGGAGGCTAGAATAATGCCATACGTACAATATAAAAATGAGAGGGGCGTTCTTCATATTGGTGAAGGGCGTTTTTTTCATGCAGGTGAACCTCATAAGGTTACTGCAAAAGAACGTGATGAATTACTAGATTCGTACAAGGATCTAGTAGAAGTAAAAGAACCATCTAAATCTAAGAATCCAGAAGCAGGTGAAATAAATGCCTAAGATCCCAAAAGATATTGGTAAAGGCGGCGCTTATTTAAACACTGATTTAGGTGCTCTTTTAACATCAATCGTTGATGATCTAAACTCGTTAAAGTCTCAAATTGGCGATGTGCAATCAAAATACAATCAACATGTTAACGATGGTAAACATCGTGTGGCAACTGTTGTAGATGCAGCTGCTCCTAACTCGACAGTAAGTTCTACAATTACAACAACTAAATAAGGGAGTGATAAGTATGGCACTTATTACTGCTCAAGAATTGATTGATTACACTGTGTTACCTGAAGTGAAAAAACGTCCTGTTTCTTTATTGGAACAGGACATACTTGAGGCAGAGACAGAGATTAATAATATCCCTAATATAGCTAATTTCGCTGATAAAACGAAATTCCCAGTAATTCCTGAAGTGGTAAAGCTAGCTTGCAAAAAGTTAGCCCAGTATTATGCGTATACAAACGCTGATACTTCTGCAATGAAGGGGATTAAGTCTGAAAGTGTTGGTGGTGGAGATTATTCTTATACAAAGGATAGCTCAAGTATCACTAAACCTGATGTGATTAATTTATTAAAAGGGTATATACCTAATACAGGTAAAAAGAAAGTCACATTAAAAATGAGGGCCATCTAATGTCGTTGCAAGGGATGATGGTTCACGAGTGTGATATTTACCATTTGCAGAAGGAAACAAAGCCAGGTAAGTATGGCCAACCAGGAGAAGAGGTTTATTCCTACAGTGACACTCCTGATATAGCAGAACAAAGCTGCTACTTTGCAGAAAACGTAGCGATTGCTAGACCAACTGCAATACAATCTGCACCAAACCAATTAAATGAACAGCATACACGAGTGTTGTTTATGCCTGGTACAGATATTAAACATAATGACAAGGTAATCAAGAAGAATACTAATGTCGTTTACTATATACGCAACCCTTTTCCAGTAGTAAATCCAAGTACTGACGAGGTTACACATATAAAAGCCATAGCAGAGAGGAAGAGTGAGCCTTGGCTAACCAAATAACGACTAGAGGATTCCGTGAATTCAGCGCTAAGTTAAATCGTATGGCAAATGGATTAGATCAGAATGTTGCCTTGTGGCTTGAAGCTAGCGGTTTTCAATTTCTAGAAGAGGTTCAAAATCAAATCATTTCATTAGCAGTTGTAGATACAAGACGACTGCTCAACTCGTTTGACAAGGGTGGCGATGGAAACGTATGGCGTTCCTCTGATGGCGGATTGGTTTTAGAGGTTGGCACAAATGTGGAGTATGCGAAGCTTCAAAATGATGGATGGCAGCAGGTGAGACGATTTGTTCCTGGTAGATGGGAAGGTCATAACTTTGAATATGATCCACATGCACCTACTGGAATGATGCTTACTGCTAAATTCATAGAAGGACGTCCATATTGGGATAATGCAATAGCGATATATGAGCGCATGTTCCAAACTGCATTCGACCGTAAATTTAGGCAATGGGTACATGGAGGTTAGGTTATGTATGCACAAATACATGGTTCTATGAAAGCTTTCATCTTTGATCACCTGCCACAAGGTACATTTGCGTATCATGAACAGGTTCCAGAAGAAATAAGGATACCTTCAGTGTACTTCCCGCACTTATCAACGAATGATTTGAAAAATACAAAGGATACATTTACCTTACTGTACACAATGACAGTGAGGTTTTTTAATGCAACAACAGAGGAAGCTATGGAGCTATCTGACGGAATTGCGAACTTGATTAGACGCAGCGGTTACACATTAAATCTTCGGAATGAAGATGGTAGTGAATCGACTGATACCGTCTATTTCAAAAGAGTGACTACCACCCCAGTTGAGGTTGGTTCAGCTCAGTTAACAATGATTTTTGAATATGAACAAAGTTATATAAATTAAAGGAGAGTGTAACGCATGGCTGAAACACAAGCGACTGCTACTTCAAATAAGATGTACCGCGGTGATGAATTTATTTACGCAGTAGTAATTCCTGATCCTGCTGATCCATTAAAAACTAAACTGATTCGTCCGTTTGACCAAACTGATTCATCTCATTCTATTGAAGCTGATGAAATTGAAGCAGAGTCGAAGGATAGAACGATTTCTGATTATGGAAAAGTAACAGAGACTCGTTCTTTTGAAGGAATTGTTTCTGAAGGAGATCCGTTTATTGATGCAGCAAAGAAAAAGCTGCGCAATAAGGAATATATTGAAATCTATGAAATTAACAAACGTACATTAAAAGCTGAAAAAGGAACTTACATGATGACTTCTTTTGAAAAATCAGCATCTACTGGTGAATTTGCGACTTACTCTTTAGAAGCTAAGCTTTCTGGAACTGTAAGTGAAGAAACATTAACTGAAATCCCTGCTGGGGCTAATGCATAAGAGTGGTTTTATACCACTCTTTTTAAAATTGAAAATAACATCCAATTAAAAGGAGATTGATATATATGCGTTTTGAAATCGAAGGAAAAGAATATGAATTAAAACTTACTTATAAATCTATTGCAGAACTGAACAAGAAATATGAAGGTGGAGCGAACCAAGTTATCGCTGCTTGTTTACAAGGTGATTTAGACCTGTTTGAAGATGCGGTTTATTTCGGATTAATGCATACAGAAGAAGGATTTACACGAGCTAAAGTTACAGCTGCTATTGAAAAACTGTTTGTAGAAGAGAAAATCACACAACAATACATTGAAGATGTTCTTAACGAAGTGGTAGCGGACAATTTTTTCTACAAAGCGAAGACGAAGCAGTACAAAAATCGAATGAAGAAACAAATGATAGCGAAGAATCCAGATTTCAAGGAAATCGCGGAGGAAATGTACGGGACGGACGACGAACCGCAGACTTCTCTAGAGAAGAAATAGATAAAGTACAGCAAGACGGATTCAGATACTTAGGTTTGTTGCCAAATGAGGTAATGAACCTAACTCCTCGTGAGTTTCAAAACATGATGACAGGGAGAAATGAACAGTATCTGGATGAATTGCAAACATACAGCATATTTGCCTTGATGATGCGCTCGGTTTATCACAGTAATCCAAAGAAGACCATGAAACCAAAAGACTTATTTGATAGATCTAAAATGGTTACTGATGAACAGAAGAAAAGATCTATTGAAAATCGCGCGAAGCAAGCCGAGGAAGATATGCAATTCTTACAAAATCTCAACTTCGGTTGATTGAAAGGTAGGTGAGATTTTGGCGACACAAGAAGAATTAGTAGTTCAGTTTCGAGCTGAAACGGATCAGATTAGACGTGAAATGGCGGATATGCAACGTCAATTAAACGAGTTTACCAGAGCAACTACTGCGTGCTCACACCAATACAATCGTAGTCTTGAAAATATGGGTGATTCTACAAGTGAGTATAGCCGAAGATTAAGGCGACTAAAAGCAGAACAAAGAGAAGCTATGCGTCCGCATATTGAAGAGTTAAAAAGAACAAAGTTAGCTTATCTTGATGCTGCTATGGGAATGGAAACGTATTCCGGTAGTGCTCAGAATTTAATTTCTCAGATTAATGCAATTGGCGCTGCGGAAAAAGCAGCAAATGATGCGATGATGGCAAATGATGTATTCATGCAGGCTAGTTTATTACAAACAATTGGTATGATGAATAATATGTCTACTACGTCTAGTAAACTTAAAGCGAATTTGCAACGAATGGGTAATCCTTTATATAACCTTTCACGAGGAACGCTAGCTGCAACCGATGCTATGGAAAGGTTAGCTAATAGAAGCTCGGCGGCCCAATTAGCATTGGAGTTCCTCGGGCCGACAGCTAATGCTAAACAATTGAACGATCAGATACGAATTATTAACCAATCAATTATGGGGATGACACAAGCCTTCTTAGTTGTTGGTGTTAGTGCTGTGCTGTTTTACGGTAAGTTACATCAAGCTAATATGGAAATGAACCCTAAATATGCAAAAGCGTATAAGGATATGATAGAAGCTTTAACGGATGCTTTAAAACCAATGCGAGATGCTTTCGCAGCAATGATGATACCAATCTATAAAACAGTCACCGCGATCGCTAAATTAGTTTCTGCATTTAATGAAGCGCACCCTGTATTAGCCAGATTTATACAAGGAACCATGATGCTCGTTCCAGCCTTGACACTCCTATTACTACCTTTAGGGGCGGGAATGGGATTACTTAAAGGATATAGAGCTGCATTTGCTGCTTTATGGATGGTTATTAAGCCTGCTGTAATGGTGTTAGCTATGGCAACTCCAGTAGCATGGGCAGTAGCGGCGGCAATTGCTGGGCTAGCTGTAGGTTTTGCTTATGCTTATAAAAACGTGGAGCCATTTAGAAAGGCGATTCAAAATACTTTAAAAGTACTTGAAGGCTTTTGGAAGGTGATTTCAGGTAAAAAAGATGCTGGAGTAGAACTACTTAAAGCGTCTGGATTATCTGATGAGACTATCTCTAAACTAATAAGCGCTGTTGATAAAGTGCATTTTATCCTGAATGGAACAGGGATGTTATTTAAAGCCTTCTGGCAAGAGTTGAAAAGTCGTGGTAGTGCAGATAAGGATTTGTTACGAGCAGCCGGGTTATCTGATAGTGCTATTAATGCATTCACTGGGGCTGGAGCTAAAATTGGGCACCATTTGAATGCTATTAGTATGCTTATTGGAGCGTTTGGTAAAGAGGTAAAGGAACAGGGAAGCGCTGATGTAGATTTATTAAAGGCTGCCGGAATATCAGATAATGCCATTAACGCTTTTACAAAAGCAGGGGCGAAAGTTAATCACAATCTAAATTCAATTAAATTATTATTAAAAGCATTTGGACAGGAAGTGAAAGCTGGTGGTACAGCTGATATTGACTTACTTGTTGCTGCTGGAATTCCCGTTGGGACAATCGAAAAGGTTGTCTCTTTTGGTCGTGCCCTTAATAGTGCGCTGAATACTGTAAAAGCAGTCATTAAAGGTTTCATTGCATCGTTGGCTGGTAATAGTGACAATGGCGCAGAAATCATGAAAGCTATGGGTCTTAATAATAATTTAATTACGATGATCTTAAACTTCGGTGAAAGGTTACGAGAGACTTTCGCTAGTATTAAAGAAGCTGTAGTTAGTGCTTTTCATGGAGACTTCACACAAATAACGGACTTATTTGCTAAATTAATACCTAGCATAATCGCCATCTTACTTGGTGGAGTTCCTGGATTAGTAATTGGGGTTTCAACGTTATTTGCTCACATGGCAGATGCATTTGGAGTAAGTGGAGAAGTGTTGGTTCAAAAGTTTGGAGAGATAATGAATACGCTTGTTTCTACATTTACGAATTTCGTTTCAACTCAATTGCCAGTATTTTTAGAACAAGGCGTAAAAATAATAGTAGGAATTGTCCAGGGAATTACACAAGCTCTCCCTCAAGTGGTAACGGTAATTTCTCAGATAATCACAACGTTTGTTACAACCTTAACAACATTGTTACCACAAATTATAATTATTGGTATTTCACTAATCCAAACGTTAGTATCTGCAATAATTCAAGCGTTACCACAAATGATTAATGCATCTACACAAATTATAAATGCATTAGTCCAAGGGATAACGCAGGTGTTGCCATTAATTATTAATGCAGGGATTCAAATTATAACAACTTTAGTACAAACTATAATCCCATTAATCCCACAATTAATTGATGCTGGTATACAAATTTTAATGGCTCTTATCAACGGGATAATTCAAATATTACCACAACTAATAGACGCTGCAATGCAGATCATTACAACATTGATGGATTCTCTTGTGCAAAATTTACCTTTAATTATTGATGCTGGTATACAAATTCTCAATTCGTTGATCCAAGGGATAATTCAGATATTACCGCAACTTATAGATGCAGCACTTCAAATTATCACACAATTTACTGACTCTATTTTGCAGAACTTACCGCAAATTATTGAATCAGGGATTCAAATTTTAACAAAACTTATCGAAGGTATTATTAAAGTCCTTCCGCAAATTATCGATGCGGTAATAAAAATTATCAATAAGTTTACAGAAATTATTGTACAAAATTTACCTTTAATTATTGATGCAGGTGTAAAAATCTTAACAAAACTGATTGAAGGTATTATCAAAGTACTTCCTCAATTGATTGCAGCAGGAATTAGATTAATAGGAGAATTATTAAAAGCTATTATTCAAAATTTACCGCAATTACTTTCTGCAGGAATACAATTAATAGGAGCTCTAATTGATGGTATTTTAAGTTTACTCGGAGAAATATTTAGTTCCGGTATAGAAATAGGTAGTCAATTACTTGATTCATTGGGCGATATCGATTTATTCGACCTTGGTGTTAATGCTATCCAAGGTTTAATTAACGGTATTGGTTCAATGGTTAACGCAGCATGGGATGCAGCAGTAAGCGTTGCTAGTAGTGTAGCTGATGCAGTAAGTGATTTTTTAGTTATACATTCTCCATCTCGTTTAATGCGAGATTATGGTGTATACACAGGACAAGGGTTCGTAAAGGGTATTAGTTCAATGGAAAATCCAGTGTATCGAGCAGCTAAGACCATGGCCGAAACAGTAAAAGAAGCGTTTGATCCATTAACAGATGAGATAACACTGGGCAACATATCTATGGGAACGGTGTCCGGCCCTTCGGTTCCAATGGTTTCGGCTGGGTATAAGACACCTTCTAGTATTTCAAGCACTCCAACCTCTAATTTTGGTCAAAGTGCAATGTTGAAATCGCAAAATAATGCTTCTGGAAATGCTGCTACGGTGCAACAAAAACCTACAGTAATTGAAAATGTGCTTATTGTAGATGGATATGAAATGGCTCGAGTTACTGAACCAATCATAAGCGATATGCAATCTAGTAACATTCAGATCAAATCTTATTTAAAAGGAAGATGATTAATGGACGTTTTAATTGAGCGTTTTAGTGGTGAAAAAACTCTGTTAAGTGACGTGGGAATTATGACATTAGATTTCCGCGTCCCATCTCCTAAATATAACCGTCCTCGTGAGCAAGTTATAGGGCGTCCAGGTAGTATAGGACAAGTTGCTGATATTGAACCCCGTGAAATCACTGGGGTTTTTTGTTTGAAAGCAGGAAGTATGGAAACTTACGCAACAGAGAGAGATGAAGTTTTTAATTTGTTTAGAAGCAATGAATATTTTTTTATCTACGACATGCGAATTCCTGAAAAGAGATGGCTTGTTGTAGCTGATGACAGTTATGATTTTGACCAACAAAGAATGTACGGTTTTTTCGAGGTTAAGTTTACTGCTGATAATCCACCATTCGCTATGTCCACGTTCCGGACTGATGAACATGATTTCATGGAGAAATTATACAACTCAGATGTGTTATCCAGATTCGTTCTAGATAAGCCTATTCAATATGTATTTCATAACGAAACAGACTTATGGGTATTTAATGCAGGTAATGTTGAAATAGATTCACGATACATGGATTTAGATATAAGTTTTATAGGTGCTTCTAATCAGTTGAAAATAACAAACAAATCTATTTTAGATCCATTCGGGGAACCGATTTATTGGCAATATTACGGTTCGTCAAATCCTAATGATCTAATCTTTATAACGGGAATCAGATCGTTTAAGCAAGGTGCTAGTATATTCCGCAATACAAGTCGTTATTATATACGCCTAAAACCAGGATGGAACAACATTACTATCTCTGGAGCTAGTAATTTCGAAATAGCCTTCGGATTCAGGTATCACTACTTATAGAAAGAAAGGGGTGAGATGAACAATTGCTTATAGTAGAAGATTTAAATCAGAATCAAGAAATGGTGAGTGATTTTAAAGATTTACATCGGCAAACCACTCTGAACGGTGAACGAATATTAAGTTTTACAGTGTTTAACACACCTAAAAACAATCACTCTTACCTTATGGTCGCAGAAGAGTCTTATATCTATTTTTATGGAGAACAATATGTAATTAAAAATACTTCCGAACGAAACTTTGGTAAAAGCGGAAAAATGAAGTTAGTTAAATGTGTGCAAAAATTTTATGCAGATATGGCGAACGCTCAGTATATGGGCGTTAATGGCGAAAAATTCACAGGGCGAATGAATATTGTTACTTTCTTTGGTGAATTATTTAATGGGACACCATATCAAAATAAGTACGAGTTAATCGGTGATTTCCCTATAACTACAGCAGATTTTGAGAACCTAGGACGTGAAAGTCGTTCTTCTATGCTTGCTAAAGGGCTAGAAAGATATGAAGTTGAAATTATTAACGAGAATGACAGACTTACAATAAAAAATCGTGTAGGGGAGCAAACAGATTTTCAATTCCGTTACGGTTTTAACATAAAATCTATTTCTCGTGACGTAGATACAACAAACCTAGCGACACGAATTACGGGTTATGGGAAAGACGGATTAAAACGAGTGTACAATAGTCCAAATCAGGCGAAATTCGGTGTAATAGAAGCTAAAACAATTGAAGATGACCGTTTTACAAATCCTGCTTCCTTAGATGCTTATCTGAAGAAAAATTTACAAGATGTTCCTTATGTAACTGTAACAATAGAACATAGGGACCTAAGGAAATCAGGTTATCGTGATGTTGCTAAAGTAGGAAATCATGTGTTTTTAATATACGAGCCGATGAACCTTGATTTAGATACAAGGATTACTCAAATCGATGAGTATTATGATCATAAATTAGAACCTTATGATACACATGTAACCTTCTCTAATAATCCTTTAAGCTGGGCGGATGTAATGCTCGGCGAAATGGAAAAGACATTACGTGGAATTGTGAATACGGATGGACTTGTGAAGTACGATGCTATGAATGCATTTCTAAAGAATGCAGCGGTAGCGATTAATAATACATTTACCGAAGTCCAGTATCCAGTAAACGGCGGTATTACATTAGTTGATAAAAATAACCCTAATAGAATTATTCGTCTCACTTCGGATGGTATTGGCGTTTCAAACGATGGTGGACAAACGTATAGAACCGCAATTACAGGTGACGGAGTAGCAGCAGAGCGAATATACGGCAAGTTAATCTCAGGGACGCAATTAAGGACGAGTAATACTAGCAATTACGTTTCCTTAGATAGCCAATTTATGCGTTTGTATCAGAACAATATAGTTAGAATGTATCACGGGTATTATCAGACAAGTAATGGAATTCAACCAACAATTATCTTAGGAAGTGATTCTAGCAATGTAGAATCTGGATCATTTATGATTTATCAGTTTGATGAGGATGATGTGAATAGTCGAGCGGCTGGTATTTCGATGGTAAATGGACGTAATGGAGACGGGTCGCTGCATAATTCGGGAACATTGTATATGACAATTGACGGAAAGGTATCTCTAACTGGTGATAAGAGCGTTTCTTTATCATCTAGTGGAGATGTTACTATTTATCATCGCGGGGACTTTAACATCGCAAAAGACGGATGGGTATATGCGAGCTTTCAAAAAAATTATGATGATGTAGATTTATTTTTAAATGGCGTTCGCCTACGATATAACCCAAGTTACGCAGGTGAACCAGGATTCCCAGCACTGCAAATCGTCGCAAAGGCATCAGATGGTTCAACAATCTATAAAAATGTTAAAGCCGGTGGATATTATGGCAGTTACGTTGATGTTTCAAATGGAGCTGTGGGACGTGTTACAGCTAAGAATATGACCGCGCAACAGACTATTGATTGTAATCGATTAATTACAAATGACCTAATAAACAACTCATTATCTACTATAAAAACAAATATTCTAAGCATGGATGAATCAGCTTTTGATGAAGTGATGTCATGGCAGTTAAAAAGCTATAATCTTATCGCTGAAGTTGAAGAAATAGAACGATATAATGCAAGTTTAACTGAAGAAGATATCGCTAATGGAGCTGTTTTTAAGAGTGTTGAAGATATAGAAAGACGTTTCGGTCTGGTTTTGCCAGCTAAAGGCGATAAGCAAGGTGTAAATGTCTATTCCATGGCTACAAAAAATGCACGAGCGTTTCAAGTGCATGTAAAAAGAAATGAAGATCGACATCAAAAAAATGAAGAACGTATAAAAAAATTAGAAGAACAAAATGCATTTTTAATAGAGCGATTAACAACTCTAGAAGCAAAATTGAATAGTTAGGCGGTGATTAGTTGCGTAATGAGGTTTTAATTATAGATTTGGCTAACACTATATTTTCGAAAACAATACGATCACGGCAGAATGATAAAGGTGGACTAAAATTAACAGTTTATTTAAAAGAGAACGGCAGACCAATTAACTTAACTGGTTATACGGTTAAGTACGAAGCAATAAATAACGTTGGGAAATTTACCCGCGATGACGCAACTATTGTTGATGTTACTAAAGGAATAATTGAATATGTGTTTTCTAAAGAAGCGGTTTCAACTCCTGGTGAGTGGAACGCTTATTTTGTTTGTGAAAAAAATGAAACTGAGCGGTTCAGCACACAAGACATTAAACTTTTATTAGGCAGAGATGTAAAAGAAGGAAATATTAAAATCGAAAACTATATTTCAGAGTTTGAGATTATTAAGAAAACGTTAGACGAGTTGCAGAAGAAATTAAGTACTATGGATGTTGTTAAGAAAAGTGGCGATACGATGCCTGGCAACCTCTTGTTTGACAGGGCAGGTACAGCCAATACTAACAAAATAGCATTCTCTACGGCGGGAGTTGAAGAGCTCAACTTCTACCAAACAGGGGATGGTTATTATGGGATTAGGGATGTTAAGGGAAATCAAGGCGTTTGGGATTATAATCGTAACAATAAAACGTTTAATGTTTCCGCTAATACAAACCTTGTTAAGAAAGCCGGCGACATCATAAATGGATTACTTGAATTTAAGATTGATAACGCAATTGTGCTAGGAAGTCGTTCTTATAAATCAGTTATTCATAAGGGTTCACAGGGAGAGCTGATATTTGCTCCTTCTACAAAAGAACAAGGAGATTCTTGGGATTGGTCCAAACGAGTAGAATTTCGGACAGATGGAACAATTAGACAAGCGAATGATACGGGATGGATTAACCTTCCTATAACTGGTGTAGAGACCATTGCTGATAGGATAATGAAGTACAAGAGAAGTGGGGAACAAATATCTGTCATTGGATCAGTTAAATATCTAGCAAATACAACAGTATTTGCAACTCTTCCGGCTGGATTTCGCCCTGTACAAAATATTGCTTTCCCAGCACTTGCATATGGCAATGGACCAACAGTTTGTGAAGTTACAGTTAAAAGTGATGGTGGAATTTTCTTGAATGGTGTTCAAAATGGAAATGTCATTCATATTGCAATGAGCTTTTTAATTTAGTTATTACAAGTCAAGCGTGCATAAGCAGGCTTTTTATTTTTTTAGAAAAGGAGCTGAACCAATGCAAGAAATTCAAGATTTAAAGCAAGAGATCCTCCAGATTAAATCAGATCAAAAGGATATGCAGCGCGACATTCGTAGCTTAGAAACACGTACCACTGTCAATGAAAAAGACATTGTAAATATCAATAAACAACTCGAAAAGATTAGTGCTAATACTACATGGATCCTACGCATTATCATTGGGGCGATTGTAGCTGGACTATTAGGATTACTGATGAAAGGTGGCATGTAATATGTCGAAAGAAAATATCAAAAAACGATTCCGCAACTGGAAAACATGGGTTGCGGTTTTTTCTTTGCTTGGATTTGTGTTTACGAAATTTGGTGTGCCAGAAGCTAAGAATTTCTTAGATGAACTGGCGCCTTATTTGCTGTCATTTGGTATCGCATTAGGTATTTGGTCTGATCATGAAACAAGCTTTGAAAATGATAATAAAAAAGGAGATGTTGAATAATGGGTTGTTTCGCAGGTTCAGGTGGTCACAATAGTATCGTACAAGGTGCAAATAGTGTTTATGGAAAAGAACATGTGGAGGATAGAAAGTTTCTTGACGCAGTTGCTAAATATGTACAAGCAGCTGGATGGAAGTATGTGAATTGTTCTGATGAAGTTGGAACAACGCAAACCGCAGTTTGGAGCAATGCAGCAAATAACCACTTACGAGTGAAAGATAGCGATGTAGATTTACAGTTTCATTTAAATGCTTCTCCAGGTGGTACAGGCTGTGAAGTTTGGTTGCATCCATCATACGGAAATAGAGAACTAGCAGCGAAGATTTCAAAAGCAATGGCTGATGCATTTAGATTGAGAGACCGAGGCATTAAATTAACAACAGATCTAGGTTGGATTAATAAAACCAAGACTGGTTTATTGCCTGAGATTTGTTTTATTGATAATGAAACAGATATGCAAAAATATCGTGCCAACTTTGATAAGGCTGCTAAAGCTGTAGCTGAAGCAATAGTAGGTAAATCAATTCAATCAGGACCAACAGTGTCGACAGGAGGGAATAATATGAAATGGACAATGAAATCAGGCGGATTAGGAATTAATTTAGCTCAAGAAATTATGGATAAACTTGCTGAATTCAAAGTGAAGGGTAACTTAGTTTATGAAGCAGATGGTATTTTCTATCTACAATGTGAACCTGTTGATGACCGCAATAAATTAGGTGCTATCACATGGTATTTCAAAGATTATAAAGGTTGGTATTGCGAAGTTTATCAAGTGCAAGCTTAATATAATAAAAGAATAGTTTTATGAACAAAAATAAGAGCCGTCCGGTTGGCGGCTCTGTTTTTCGCTTTTATCAATCACTATATACGTTTTGTTTTTATTGATCCAACTTTATTATTCCATTTCTTATCAGTTCCATCAATATAGTACTCATTCAAATTAACAGTTAAGTAACTTGATTCATCTGTATTCTTAATTGTTATTTTCTTCCCTTCATAATCTTGATCTCTGTAGAGAGTCATAGAGGAGGATGGAGGCATTTTTATAGATGATATGCCAGCATTTCCTACAAAGTTTTTGGAACTACCGGGAGTTAGAGTGAAAAATTCCGTTCCCCTCAGATCACTTAAGTCATAGAAGGAGAATTCATATGATGCAATACTTCTGTTTTCTGTAGAAAAACCAGATTTACTTGTTTGAGGACTAGCAGCACTTGCTTGTTCACTAAAACCAAAAAGGAAGCCGCCACTTAAAACTAATGATGTAACAGTTAAACTTTTTAGTACTTTCTTCACTTTTAATACACCTCCTATTTATTAACACAAATTCATCGTACAACTTCAATCTTTCTCTAAACTTTCAGTTACCTTACAATAACCTTAAAAAATGTAAAAGGGCTGACAATAATTAGTCAGCCACATCGATAATTTCATCAAATATAAATTCCGTATTTAAATTAAATGCATCTGTACAATGCACTGTATTAGTATGTAAATCAATTCGTGTGACAGTTATGTACATATTGCTGATAAATCCGTCTCTATAAAAAGAAATAAGGATATCTTCCTGCCTCTGTGCCGAATCAATTAAAGCACGTTCAATCCGCTCTTTTGTATCTTGTGTAAGAATTGGTTTAGGTACTTTGTTCAACTCACCCATTATTTCTCTGATACCTGCAAATTGCTCCGGCATACTGGCGAATGGCTGCCACTTGACCATGTCACGTCCTTTAATCTTTGGTGTTCCCCAAGTTGTATTATCCATGATGATCCCCCGATCTGTATAATTTATGTTAATTATACGAGAACGTACGTTCTTTTTGAAGGGGGGATCCTATTATTACTTATAATTCTTCATTAACGAATTAAGTTGCATTGCGGTCCTTAAAAGTGTTTTTTTATGTTGGGTATTCCATAACTCACAAGAACTAATTCTTTCTTTACTAAATTCATAATCAAATTTGTACGAAACTCCTTTTGGTAAGTCGTGATACTCCATTCTTACATTATATCCTTGGTCTTTTAAAGCTTGTTCAATACTTTTTGTCATTGGTAGAACTCCTTCTATTTTATTTATAGTTTCAATATTCTGACTATTTAACTCATCCTTCTTACTATTCAACTCATATCATCCTTTCAATTATATTTATTTAATTTATATATGAA